GCAAATGCGACAATCACACCTTCAACTAAATATTTGATAATTCGTTTTACAATTTCTTGAATATTAACTAAACTCATTTATAATTAATAAAAAGAAAAAATAAAAATTGTAAATATTTAATTGTAAATATTTAATTGTAATTTTAATAACTATAATTAATTATATATTAAAATAAAAACTTAAATAATAAATAAAATATAAAACAATGAGTAAACAATCAAAACACCCAAAACATCCAAAATACAATAAATCTGCTAAAACAGACAATTATGAAAAACGAATAATTAATGGCAAAGTAAATCCTAAATATGTTGATCTTCTAGATGAAGATAAACCTATTGGAGGACAAAAATTTGCCTGTATTTCTTTTTGTTCTCCAGAAAAGATTTTAAAAGAAAAAGAAGTGTTCTTTTTTGAGCAATTTTTGAAACAATGGGATTTAAATAAATCTATGGAAAAGTATATACAATTCCTAAACTTTGTTGCATATAAATATAAATTAACATTTGATGATTTAACAAATGATTTTAAAGAATTTATTACAGAAGAAAAAGAAAATTTGGCACAAATAAATATTTCAGATGATTACAAAACCTATTTAGATAATAATGAAGAAGAATTACAGAAAAAATTTGATGTAGCACATGATTTTCAAACAAATATTCGTGGATTAAAAGTTCGCGGATGTTATCCATCTCAAGAAGAAGCCGAATTAAGGTGTAAAATATTGCGTGAACTTGACCCAAATCATGATGTATATGTAGGTCCGGTTGGTTTATGGATGCCATGGGACCCAGAAGCATACAAAACTGGTCGTGTAGAATATTTAGAAGATGAATTGAATCAGTTAATGTCTGAAAAACAAAAGAATGAAACAAATGCCAAAATGAGTTTTGAGCAACGAGTAAAAGAAACAAAACAAAAAGCGATTGAAGAGAATATTAAGAATGCAGAAAAAACGGGTAGTGCATTAACTCAAACCATTGATGAACAAGGAAATTTGATAGGTATCACTAATATGAATACACAAGAATCCACATTATCTGGACAAGATAATATTTCAACAGCAGATATTTGCAATGAATTATTTGAAGGAGAGAATATCGTTATTGGAAAAACAGATTATGGACAAAGTGAATTATTAAGTGGCCCTTTTGCAACAAAAAAAAATGTTTAATTTAACAACTTAAAGAAATACAGAAATACAGAAATACATAAAAGTTTAGTTAAATATTTTTCATAATTTATTATAATAATATACACAATTTATTATAATAATATACACAAAATTAAATATTGTTTCTATAATTTCTATTATTTGCATTATTTATTATATTATATGACATATCATATCTATAAGTAATATGCGCATTCATAACATTATTTGACATATCAGTTGTTTGCACTGGTTGTTGTGGTGGTGGTGGACGGCGTGCACTTCTGCAAGTTGGACATGTATCTAGTGCTAATCTTCGTCTGCAAGTAATATTCCATTGTGTTATACAACCATTGCAAAATAAATGACTACATGTATAATAACTATGTTCTTCACATGTTGAAGAATAACAAATACAACATAATTCAACTTCTTCAACTGCTACTACTGCTGCAACTTCTTCTACTTCTTCAACTGCTACTACTGCTGCAGCAGGTTCGGGTTCTGGTTCTATATGTTCATTTGATGGTAAAATTGCAATCAATGGTTCAATTATATAATTTAAAATTTGAGTTTCATTTGCATTATCATAAATATTTGTATGTGTATGTCTAGTATTGTGTGAAACAAATGTATGTGTAACATTATATGCAATATGGCTAATAACCCGAATATAGAAATAACAAGTTAATCCATATATTTCATCTACAGGCACATTATCATGTATAGGATTAAATTGTATTGCAGGTAAATCTTCATTTGCAACTCCACGAACTTCTTGCATTTTGACAAATTCAAGTGTATGATGATTACTTAAACTGAGTCTTTCACGAAAATCTCTCTCTACCATAATAAAGAAATCTTTATTTGATTTTTTGTTATAATTTCTATATTGATTTTGACAAGAAGTATATGCTAACTTGAAATTATAAGTAGAAATGATTTGAGGAGAAGTTGACATTGTTTGAGTATCAGTAAATATATAATCGCGATTAAATATAGCGTTTCTTCTTAAATTGACCATTAAGTTATTGTTTCTTTATTTTATTTAAAAATTTATTTCAATTTTTTTTAAATACTTTTCAAATACTTTTTATATTTTCATATAAATTTGGATTTTCATGTAAATTTGGAATTTCATTTTTTATTTCAGAAAAAATATGAATAACTTTATTATAATTGAAAATTAATAATAAAAATATTATACTATTTATTAATATCATAAATAAAGATATTTTTGAAAAAGCATATATAATTGCAAATCCTTTTTCTGGATTTGTATTTAAATTTAAGATTTTAATAATATAATTAGTTATTTTTTGTAAAATATAATTTATTCTTGGCATAAACAAATACCAATTATTTTTATTTTCAGTATCTGAAAAAGTTTGATAACATAACGCTTTATGAAACATATATTTATTGAAAATATTTGTAGTAAGTACTATATCATAATGATTATTGAAATTAAACGTTTTTATAGTTTCACGTATTTTTTTGGAATATATAATTGCATGAGAACAACTAATAAATAAAGGTCTATAATGTATTAATTTAGAATCTATTGGTATAGCTACTGATGGGATACCTCCTAAATAATAAATAAAACTTTTGTCTTTATATTGTTTTAAAAAAGTATTTATTTCATCTAAATTTTCTCTCTTTTTCATTTCATTCGTAAAAATAAAATCATCTTCTAAAATAAGAATATTTTCATAATGATGTTTATCTGCATGAGAATAACAATATAAAAATGTATCTGTGATATTTTGATATGTTTCATATTTTGTTTTATCTGGCAAACTTTTTTTCATTTTTTCATAATCATCATTGATTAATATATATACTGTTTTAGTTGGATGATATTTTTTCAATTGTGTTTGTATATGTTCCCAACGACCATTGTTTTTTAAATGAATTATATAAGTTGCATCTACATTTTCATCTAAAAATCCTTTTTCATATTCCATTTTTTTAAAAGAAAAATACTGTTCCATTTTATCCATTTTATGTAAATCCATAATATTATTATTATACAAATATTATATTAAACTAATATTTACATAAGAATAATAATAATAATAATAATAATAATAATAACAATAAATATTTGTAGTAATAAATATTTGTAGTAATAAATATTTGTAGTAATAAATAATATATTATTTATATATGAAAATTAATAATTCTTTAAATTCCCTAAATTCTTTAAATATATATTTAATTATAATAACCGTTTTTTGCATAATATTAATGACAACTTTGACAATTTATTATATTTATGAAGAAAATATTGTTGTTCAAAAATATTTAAAAAATACATATAAAAATTTAAATAGATTAGAGAGAAAAATAATAATAAATTCAAATTATAAATTAAAAAAAATGCATAATATTATCATTATAGATAATATATTAACACAAGATTATTTTCATTATATCAAAAATCAATTTAATAATAAAACATTCAAATCTACAAAAATTTATATCAAAAAAGCATCAGGTGTTAATTTTTTTGATTTACATAAAAAAGAATATAAAGGATTAGTAGAATTATATTATTCAAATACTTTTTTAAATGTTATAAGTGATTCTGTAAACAAATCAATACAACGAGTCCCTTTATCTGACCCAAATGCATGTTCTCTTTTAACATATACATCTAAAGGGGATGGTATAAATTGGCATACAGACCATAGCAATTTTTACGGAGATAGATTTGTTGTTTTATTAACCATTGTAAATGAAAATGCAACCAAAGATGGACTCTCACAAAATGAATTTCATTACAAATATAAAAACAAAATTTATAAATACAAAATGAAAGAAAATAGTTTGGTTATATTCAAAGGTTCTGATATAATGCATAAAGCAACTACTATTGAAAAAGATGAGAGAAGAATTTTATTAAGTATGGTATATTGTGATATTTGTCAAACAAATAATAGCATTTTTAATTTAATTCATGAAAAAGTTAAAAATTATATTACTTATAATTAGTAATCAGTAATTTAATTGAATAATTTTATATTTTGATAATATATGAAAAAATGCACTATAAATAATAATGTTATAAATAATATTATAATTATTATTTTAATTTTATTATCTATTACTGAAATCATACCAATTGTATTGACAATATTTATTCCATCTTTATGTTATGGTTGCACAAGTATTGGTAAATTACAACAATATTTAAATAGTAAATATAATTTAGGATACATTTCTTCAATCGCTTTTATTTTATTGATAATTTATTTCATATATTTATGTACTTTGTTTAAAAATAATTATATAAAATACAGTTTTATATTTTTGTTATTTTGCTTAATATATATTTCAACTATACCAATCTTAAATATATTTAGTATTATTTTAACTTTACATTATCATAATCCACCTTTTATAAAAAATTATTATGATATTTTTCCTTCATCTATTAATATTGAAAAAAATGCAAATATGATTATACATGAATTTAATAATTATATAAAAGACAATAAACCAGATTGTATAAGAAAATTGAATCCCGGTTTTAAAATAGAAATTAATAATACTGAAAATACAGAAAATTGTTGGAGAGCATTGTATTTAAAAAAAATAGGTGTAATAGATAATAACTTGAAAAAATATTTTCCAAATACATTAAATTTATTACATGATGACCAAATACATAATGCATTTTTTAGTATATTAGACCCTGGTGTTGAAATACCTCCTCATGTTGGATATTACAAAGGTTATTTAAGATATCACCTTGGTATTATAATACCAAATAATAACACTAATAACATAAATGATAAAGCATATATTGTATGTGGAGAAGAAAAATATATTTGGAAACAAAAAAAAGGCATAGTTTTTGATGATATTTATTTACATCATGTAAAAAATCCTACAAATCAATTGAGGGTTGTCTTTTATATTGATGTTATAAGAAAAAGCAATAATATTATTTTTGAAAAAATAAATAATTTGGGTATTTTTTATATAGAAAATTCTGTTGCATTAAATTATTTTTTAAAAAATCAACATACACAAAATAAAATTCATGATTTGGAATAATTTTTTATTTTATAATAGATTTTTATAATAGATTTTTATAATAGATTTTTATAATAGATTTTTATAATAGATTTTTATAATAGATTTTTATAATAGATTTTTATAATAGATTTTTATAATTATATTATAAAAATAAAATGGAGAGAACTGTTTTAGGAACTATGAATATTCATTATATGCAACTTGCTCCCCCATCCGCATCTCAAATGGCAACTTATAAAAGTATTATTGAAAACTACTTAAAGACAGTTGCACCAAAGGATGCCATTTTAGATACTGCGTATTATTATGGAAATACCACAACCGAAGCAATATTGGGCGAAATAATTGCCGATGGTGATGCATTACCATATATACCAAAAATTACTACCAAAGTAAATCCATGGTATAAAAATGATTTTACTAACAATAAATTAGGACAACTCAATAAAGATGGAATCAATAACCAATTAAATACTTCTTTAAAAAATTTAAAAATGGATAATGTAGAAATATTATATTTACATTGTCCAGATTATGAAACACCTATTATTGAAACGTTGGAAACATGCAATACTTTATGGCGAAAAGATAAATTTAAATATTTTGGTCTTTCTAATTTCTCTCTATTTCAAACAAAAGAAATATTAAATATTATAGAAGACAAACAATTTATGCCATTGAAATATTATCAAGGAATGTATAATTTAATATCTCGCAAAGTAGAAGAAATTTTTCCATTATTAAATGAATATAATATTGATTTTTGGGCGTATAATCCATTAGCAGGTGGGTTGTTAACTGGTAAATATAAAGATTGCAAAAATATTTCTGAATTAAATAATAATAATAGAGAGAATAAGAATAAGAATAATAGATTTAAAAATAATCCAATATATCAATCTATTTTTTGGAAACCAGAAATTATAGAAAATTTACATGTGCAAAAATTCTTTAATGAAACTTCTGAATTTTCTTCGTTCACTCCATTCTCTCCTATTTATCATTCTTTTTTATGGTTACAAATACAAATGAGAGAAAATGACAAAATTATTATGGGATGTTCTAATTTGGAACAATTCAATACAAATATAAATATTATTAAAGAAACATCTAATAATATTACAAATATTACAAATATTACAAATATTACAAATATTACAAATATTACAAATATTACAAATATTACAAATATTACAAATATTACAAATATTGAAAATAGAACAGATTATAGAGAGAAATATAATATTTTATATGAACCAATTGCAAATTTCTCTCCAAATTATTGGTATTAAATATAAAATAGTAATATTAAATAGAAAAATCAATATTTATATTTATTATTTATATTTATTAATTATATGAATAACCAATGTTATCGTTTTCAAAAAATTAATTTCAAAAAAGGATTATTAGATGATTGTATTGATGCTACTTATATTCTTCATTTAGAAAATAATGGACGTATGGAAGCAATCATGTCGCAATTAGAACATTATCAACCATCCAAAATTCTTTATATTGTTTTTAATAAAGGATATAAAAATTGTAATAAAGAGGAATTTATTAATGCGCCAGCATTGGATTTGATTGATGGATTTTTGAAAATTTTTAAACATGCGAATGAAAATCAATATGAAAATATTCTTATATTAGAAGATGATTTTATTTTTCATAAAGACATAAAAAATAAAAATGTGCAAAAAGATGTTTGTGATTTTGTGAATCAACGTAAACAAACTAGTTTTCAATATGCTTTAGGGTGTACACCTACATTATTGTATCCATACACATTAAATAGTAAACATTATTTTGCAATTATTGGTTTTGCAATGCATGCATGTATTAATAGTAAAAAACACAGAATAGAAATATTAAATATACCACAACACAAATTGTATGATTGGGATTTTCACTCTTTTTTATCTATGAATAAATTTTGTTATTATAAACCATTATGTTATCAATTATTTCCAGAAACCGAAAATAATAAAACCTGGGGTGACAATAACATTATTATCTATTATCTTGTATTATTTACAATTAAACAATTCATTAAAGTAATAAAACTAGATACACGACCAGAACCAGGATATTCTATTATTTATACATCAAGTAAAATATTATCATTTGTATTATTTATATTTTTAATATATTTAATTTTAGCTAGTTTATTTTATTTTATTAAATAAAAATATATTGGTATTAAACACAAAATAGTAAAATGAATATTAATATTTATTAATATTTATGTATATTTATTAATATTTATGTATATTTATTAATATTTATTAATTATATGAATAACCAATGTTTTCGTTTTCAAAAAATTAATTTCAAAAAAGGATTATTAGATGATTGTATTGATGCTACTTATATTCTTCATTTAGAAAATAATGGACGAATGGAATCAATCATGTCACAATTAGAACATTATCAACCATCCAAAATTCTTTATATTGTTTTTAATAAAGGATATAAAAATTGTAATAAAGAGGAATTTATTAATACACCAGCATTGGATTTAGTTGATGCATTTTTGAAAATTTTTAAACATGCGAATGAAAATCAATATGAAAATATTCTTATATTAGAAGATGATTTTATTTTTCATAAAGACATAAAAAATAAAAATGTGCAAAAAGATGTTTGTGATTTTGTTAATAAATATAAAAATACA